TATTCTTCGATATCCACCATGAATAGAGGATTCAAAATTCTGTAATTGTGTTGCGACACCGGGAGTTCGAAACAAGGTATGAGTTGTTCCTACCTTATCTAATCCACCTTCGCATATAACTGATACACCTTGTTCTGCCATATTAAACTACTGCTATTCTATCATCTACCATACTATCTGGAAATGGTTCAATTAATTGTTCTCTCATATTTCTTAAACCTTTTTTATATTCTGCATCTGCTAATTGTGCCTGAGAAATATTATCTTTAAACTGATGCATATAATATCTTGCTCTTGCTAAAAGAACTGTTGTATATTGTTGAGGAAATACAACTGTATCTCCTTGACCTGATAATTCTGTTGGTTGATTATAAGCAAAAAAGTAAATAGAATAAACTCCATCTGGAATGGGTGACAATCCAAACTTATCATTCTTTGGACTACGAATTATTCGTTGTGGTATTCCATAATTTTGTGCATCACTTTTATCTGTTGCTTCTGAAATTGCATAATGTTTATTCCAGTATTCAATTGTTACTGGATATAACTTTCTAATTTCATAAGGTGCAGACTTTCCACTTATACCTTCTTCTGTTAATGTTATATTATTATAATCAACATGAGAATACCAAGTAGTAACATTACTTGTTCCACTTAAAAAATTATACCATCTTGTTCCGGCAACTGTATCAATGGTAGTGTTTCCATAATAATTATTTGCTGGGTCTCCTAGAGCTAAAAAACTCCATGTATCTTCAGCATTACATATATCAAAATATGCTCTGTTAATTTGGTCTTTAACTAATTTTTGTATACCTTTAGCACTACTAGCAAAACTTGCAGAAGTTAATTCAACTTCATTCAGTTCTCTAAGAATTGTATTCGTTAAATCCAGATATGTACGAAATGGAGCTGCCATTATTATTTATCTATTCTATTTTTATTTATTATTAATTAAACTATTTGAATCTCTTGGTCAGCATATAATTTAGTATCACCTTTAGTTCCATTTTCAGATTTATCAACTTCTCTTCTCAAATCTTTTTTATAGTAACTTCTAGGATACTTATCTTTTCCATGGTCCACAGATGCTACATTTTTACCTTCCATTACACTAGGTTGATGTCTAGTAATTACCTCTTCAAAATTTAATCCTTTTTTTATAGTTGCCATATTATTTTCCTTCCTTTTATTTTACTTCCTATATAAGAAAGGAGGCGAACCGAAATTCGCCCCCCTTAGTTAGTTATTAGTCAATTACATAGAACGCTGCTGCAAGAGCATTGTCTCTAAGAACTTGTCTTCCATAAACATGAAGTCCTCTTACAATATCCCCGAAAGTATCGTGGTCTCTAAGAGTTTCAATATTAAGGATTGACTGTGCAGTTGCTGTAGAAGAAATATGACCGCAAATGACTTTACCACTTGCATTTGAGACTGAAGGCATATTATTGGATTTATACATTTTAAATCCTCTAACCATACCTGCTGCTACTAAGCCATTTCTTACACCACCATCACCCTGATTGTAATCAGAAGTCATTAGTTTAGATGACTCACTTGCTAACTCTTCATACCATTGTGGATTAGCTAAGAACCATCTGCCTTCTTCTGGCACATTTTGTTCATCTAGTAATCTTGACAATCTAGCCATTACTGCCAAAGGAGTAATCTCCCCTGAGCCGAAACCGACATCAATTGCATCATTGGCGATATTCAGTCCTGCATTAGCAGTAGCTGAGTCTGCACCAATAACATGGTCTGGACTAGAAGAAGATACACCGCTAAATAAAGCAGTAATAACTTCTGAATCCATTGTATCTTTTAGCGTATAAGCCGCACTTGACGCACCTATTGAAGCCCAATTAACATGTGACATTTTTTCCTCAATATCATCAATAACAAATTTAAATGCATTTGCTTTATCAATAACAAGAGAAAGTTCTTGGTCTCCAAGGTACTGTTTGGATGGAGTAGATGCTCTAGTATAAGCTGCAACAGTTACTGTTGGTTCTTTAATAATTTTGACAGTATCGCCAAAAGCATTAATTTCACCAGCATAATCTGTATTAGTTATCGCTTCAATGACAGATGATTTTCTAAAGAAGTTTTGTATCTTCTTCGAAAATATTTCCGGGACCCAAAATTCATTTGTTTGTCCTGAAGTACTTACATCAAAGTTAGAACTACTACTACCACCACTATTCTGTAATGTTCCCATTACGACCTCCTTGTGTTGTAGTTGTTGTGATTACAGCTCTATCTTTTTTCTTATTTAATAAGTTGGATTACCTGAACTAGCATAAGATTTGCTCGTATCATTAACGATACGACCTTCTCTTTGTGCTTCTTCAATAGCTTTCTCATTCTTAGCAAATTCTGATTGAGACATAGCTGCTATTTGTGAACGAGTCCAAATTTTTTTCGTACCATATCCAATATCTTTACTGCTTCTTACCTGTATCATTTCTGACGCAGGAACAGTATCACCAGATACTTCTGATTTTTGTTTAGACTTGCCGGTATCTTGTTTGAAAAGGTCAATTGCTCGAGATGCTAAATCTGCATCAACAGCATTCCCATATATCCACTTCTTAATATCTTCTGGTTGATTATTAGCCCAATTATGAAAATTATCTGACTCACGAATTTCTTCAAAGTCTGGATGTAGTCTCGCTAATTTAGCTTCAGCTTTTTCCTTGTTAATAGAAGTATTTAATTTCTTAAGACTATTAATCTCTGATTTTAAATCTTCTGTCTCCTTGGATGCTTGAAGATGTGATACTGATTCAACAACACCATAAACATCTGGGTATTCTCTTTTAAAAGCTTCAAGTTGTTCAGTACTCTTTGGAGCTTTATACTTAGGTCTGTTTGACCTAACTTCAGCTAAGAGTTCATCTTCTCTTGCTTTAAAAGAATTAACCCGACCATCATAATGTTTCTTGAGGTCATCATATCTTTTTTTATAATCAACCTTTTTATAAGGTTGGTCTTTTGGTTCTTTTGGTTCATTCGGAGTATCTTCCTTTTCCATTGTATCAACTACAACTTTAGGTCGGTCCTGTTTAACCGCTAGAGTGTTTGCATCAGCAAACGAACTTTCTGCTGCCTTATCCATCTTATCATAATCAAGATAATCCTTTTTCATGTTATATGGATTTGGCTCTTGCTCTTTATTTTTCTGAGAAGTTGCTTTACTTAGTAAAGGGTTCTCATCACTTTTTACCATTTTTAATCACCTTTCTTGTTATTGGGGTTTTGCATTATTGCAAAAGTAGCCGATATAGAGTGCCTAGGTGATGACCCGGGTAGCTCTATATTTTGTACTTATTGACAGACATTAGTCCACCTTTGTACATCATGGGTTGTTCATATTCTATTTGTTGAGAATCTTGAACTGCCATACTGTTATCATACTCATCCTCTGCTGTTTTCATTTGTTTTCTAAGTTTATCTACACCAAGTTGCTTAGTAGCTTTTGCTGTAAAGACAAACTCTCCATCTGATAACATTGCAGGGATATCGTCTGAAATTCCTGTTCCCGGTCCATCAACTTCACCTTGACCGGTAAATTCTTTTGTAGTTAATTTGACAATAACATCCACTATTCCCGGATGCATTTCAATAACTTCTTCTAATAATGCTTCTTCATCTGAATCTAAAACAGAAGTATCAACTTGTGCAGATACATCCATTTCACCTTCTTCCATAGGAGGAATTGCTTCTTCCATTTGCATATCTAAATTTGTTTCTTGCTCTGGTGTAAGTTCTGGTATTTCCATTGGACCTTCTACTTCTCCACCTTCAGCTTTTTTATTTTGTAATCTTTGCCATTCTTGTGCGTATGCACTATACTCATCTGCACCTAAAGTATTAATATTAACATTTTTAACTTGACTAAGCCATGCCATAAAAGGAGTATTGCCTTCTGCTAATCCAACTCTTCCACCATGTGCATAAGCTCTGTATTCTGGTTCTTCATAGTATCTACTAAATCTAGGGTCAAGTAATGGGTCAGTTGGCACTACTCCACCTGTTGCTGCTTGTCTTACATTTTTTTTATTCATAATTATTTTATTGTACATGTTTTCCCCTATTCGACTTTTAATTTCTTGAGGTGTTTTATTTTCTCTTGACATTAAATGAAAAATATTTAATGCTTGATTATAATTTTTTGTATCTTCATTAACAACATCACCTTGATTATACCTTGCTCTGCTTTTATCAAACAATCTTAAAGGTAATCCTTCTCTTGCTGCTTGAGGTGTATTTACATCATAAGCATTAAGTGTTGGTACTTCATCTGAAGAAGGTGTCAAAAATTTATTCATCTGACCTTTTAATGGTACTGTCGCCATAGTATTAATCCTGTTTGTTTAACTTATTTGTCTCGTCAAGTCGGATTAACTGTTCCAGTAAAGTCCATTTCCCCTGATTGCGGTACACCGCCTGTTCCGATTGTGCCATTGCCAATGCCCGAGTTATCTGGTCTTGGTTGTTTTGGAGGTACTGCTTCAGGGACTTCCATAGGGGACTCTGGACTATTTGCTCCACCAGTATCCGGTCCTGTTTGTTGTTGTCTTGCATTCTGTAATCCTATAATTTTCGCATATATTTCTGCTTCATTAGGGTCATTGATAATTGTTTCTGGGTCAAGGTCTAATGTATATGCTAGTTCTTTTACAAGTGCTGGAATCTTAACAAATGGAGCAATTGAAGGATTCTGAACACTTTGTAAGAACATGGTTAATCTTTGAGACCTTACTTCTTTTTGCATAAGTGAAGAAGTACCTGTTGCTTTAATTTCAAGGTCTCCCTCTACTGCTAGGTCTCCTTGATAAAACTGCATGTTCCATTGGAAATATGCTTCGCCTAAAGGTTTTAATAAGAAATCATCTAAATTTTTAACGACAGTTTTTATATTTAAGTTCGCTGCACTAAGTAACATAGACATACCAGAAGCTGTTCTTGTCATACTTTGAACACCTGTTTGTCCATGAGAGTATGATGGTATTCCTGTTGACTCATCTGCCAACTGTCTAAACTTATCAAACATCATCATATTTTCAGTTGATGTGTTTGGAAATTTTAATCCATGAATAGCTTGACCCGGCATACCTGCTTGTCTTCTAAATATTTTGCCCGGATATACATCCATGTTTTGACCTGAAACTAATGCTGACTCATCAACATCAAATACAAGTGAACCTGATAAAGCTAAATTATCAATAGCCATTCTTGCATGACCATTCATAATTTGTTGAGCATCACTCATATTTTCTGGTACACCTATACCAAAGAAACTGTATGGATTCTTCTCATAAGGAAATGCATTGTAGGGTATTCTATAAGGCTTAAATGGATTTATAACCATCCTTAAAATTCTCTTATCTGTTGCCCATGCATTTATTTGTAAGATATCTTCAGTTTCCATACCTTCTGGTACAGGAATCTGAGCATCTTCTAAAACTTTTTTATCTATACAACCCCAATATTCTAATACTTCAAATCTATCATTTTCACTTTTGTAAGCACTATCTTCTTGTCTTATCTCTGCTTCGTAAGTTCTATTACGATAATTAGGACCATCTTTAAGAGTTTCAATAACTTGGTCTTTATCAAAGAAAGGTTTATCAAGTAATTCCATAAGTTGTTTTCTATTAAACTTATGTCTATGAACTACATACTCACACTCTTCTAAATTCTTTGCGTTAGGGTCTGGATAAAAATCCCATGCACTAACAAATTCTAATCTAGGAACTTTAACTGTTTCTGGTTGATAACCTCTTGAACCATCTTCATTTTTAATATATCTATGTAAAGTTTTATTAAAAGTAAAAGGTCCTTTTACAATTCCTGTTCCTAATAAAACAGATTCAAAAATTGAACTTCTTAATTCTTGTGAACCACTAGACTCATCAATTTGGTCATGGATTAACTTTTCCATTCTTCTTGCTAGTTTAGTAGCTGGTTTTATTTGTGCCATCTCTGGCATTGGAGCAGACCCTTCTTGGACTGAATCGTCTCCTAATTCTTTTTTAAGAGAACCTAAAAATTCTTTATCTTCTGATAGACCACCAAAAGTTGCACCCGGAGGTAGCTCTCTACCATCTCCATCAAAACCAACAAGAGATTCTTGTTGTTGTTGTTGTTCCGGTTGACTTGGAACTGTCATACCTCCTTCAATAGAAGGACCTACATTTTGTAAATTTTCTGTAACTGGATTAAGATGAGCATATTCTGCTACACCTTCTGGAACTTTAGTAGCTTCTACTGAAATTGGAAATTTATTAGCAGAAAATAAAACATTTACTATTTGACCATAAGCAGCAAGAACTTTTGTTTTCGTTATCTTAACAAATACTCTTGATTTCTCATGTTCTCTAAAGTGAACATTTTTATAATATTTTCCTCTATAATTATGAAAAGCTTCAAGCCATCTATCTTCATCAGATTGTCTTGCTCGTTCAGAAGCTTGGAACTTCAGGTTTACTAAAGATGCTAATCTATTAGCATTTTGTTCCTGTTGTTCCTGTGCTTTCTTTTCAGAATCGGATTTATTAGTAATATCTACCATATTTAGTTATACCTTTTATTATACATCTACTTGTGGTTTTTGTCAAGTAAATTCTTTTGTTAACCAGTTATATTCTTGTCATTTTTTTAACTTACCTCTTATTAAATCTTCTATTTCTTTTTT